AATCTATCAGTTGCGGCACTTAAATCAAATGAATGGAATGATTGACCATCATCCTTGTCATTTATAGTGGGATCTTGAGTAAAAGTTCTATCCTGAGGGATAGCTCTCAAAGTATTGAATAAATACTCAGAGAGAGGATTAAAAGCTACTTGCGATATATAATCGAAAATAGCAATTACTCTAGCTTTTGCTTCTGGATCATGGATTATATGTAATTTTCTATTACCTATAATATCCGATGATTTCGGATGTTTAATCGGTGAAGCTTTCTGTGAAAGTTTCAGGGATTTAACCCATTCCAAAAATCTTACACTTGTCAATCCTCTAAGCCCCCATAAGTTCATTCCTGTAAAGGCATGAGCTGATTGGACAGCTTGAAGAATTGCAGGTCCAGATCTTGGTCCACTCTTAAGTGAGAGGAACAATCCTGAAGGCGTTGGATCATTGATTTCAAACATTTTAGTATAATCTTTACAAAAGGTTATAATAAAATCTTTATCGATAGTTTTAAAGCTACCTATAAAGGGATCCGTAATACTATTGTATTGTGGTTCTGCTTTAAAATCAAATGATCTAGAAATACCAAGACAAGTCAAGGTAAATCTTATTGCCTCATTAGAATTAGAATCCATTAAATCTTTCATGTAAATGATTGATTTAGGGAATCCTTCTTTTGATATACCGATCATCATGTCGTTAACCAGTAATGGTTGACCACACATGTATCGTGTAACTGTGAGACGTAGCATTTTAATACGTTTTATAGTATGTAAGATACCGTTATGTTTGATCCACTTAGTTACTTGCGTAATCCAAGTGTCTAAAACATAATTTCTTGTCGTCTCTTTAATCGATGGATACCAATACCGAGCAATCCAGTTTAGGATTAACTTTGTATTTTTATTCATTGTATATATTTTGGTTAATACCAAGATATGAAGAGAGGTAATGGACAGCTCCGCCTCCTGTCCCCACAGTCTTGATAGCTGTGGAGGGTGGTTGGACTCACAATCCAATCAAAAGGATTACATTTAAATGGATGTGATCATTAGATACTTCG